ATTTTTCGTCCGTTGGACAGACAATTGTTTCTAGCAAAAACTCTTTCATTGAAGATGAGTCTGCTCTAACCCCAGTAGGCATTCTTACACCTCTTCGTCTAGGAAACGGCAGCGACGGCCTATTTAAAATGAGCAAAGATATTATCACGCAAGTTCGGGATAATTTTAGAAACATGCTTGCTACTAACTGGGGCGATCGCTTAATGCTACATGATTTTGGCGCAAATCTATCTGAACTAGCTTTTGAGCTAGGAACAGAGGTCGCTGATCTTGAAGCTGTAATGAGAATTAAAGCAACTACAGAAAAATATATGCCGTTCGTTACGCCAATCACATTCGAGTCTTTTAATGAGCCTTCGCCATATGCCGGAGGTGGTCTGGCATTAATAGGTGTCCGAGTGACTTATACAATTGACAGGGTAGGCGCTGAAGAATACGCAGATGAAGTAGTAATCTACACGGCAGGATAAAATGGCAACAAACATAAAAAAGAAAATAAAGAAGCTAAGAAACAGATCATTTCTTGCAAGAGATTTTGAGGCATTTAGAGCAAAGCTAATAGAAGATGCTAGAATTTATTTTCCAGATAAAATTCAAGACTTCTCAGAGTCGAGTTTGGGTGGCCTATTAGTAGACATGGTTGCTTCTGTTGGTGACTCACTGTCATTCTATCTAGACCATGAATTTAGAGAATTAGACCCGCAGTCTGCAGTAGAGCTTGACAATATATTAATGCACCTTAGAAATGCAGGTGTAGATGCTTACGGTGCTTCTCCTGCGTCTGTTGATTTAAGATTTTCAATCGAGGTACCAGCTGAAAAAACAAGTACAGGCTATGCACCCAAGGTATCTGCTTTACCAGTCCTTTTGCAAGGGACAGTAACTCAGTCATTTGATGGAATAACATTTGTAACATTAGAAGATCTAAACTTTGCAGAAAAAGACATCAACGGAAATTTTCTAGCATCATATGAAGTAATAGAGACTAGAAATGACGGAACGCCAGTAAAATATGAAGTTTCTAGAATAGCAGCAGCTTCTTCAGGCCTAGAACATACAGACACGTTTACAATATCAGACAATCATGTCGCTTTTAGAGAGCTTACTCTTTCTAAAGATAATGTTTCGACAATCTCTGATGTATTAGACGGAGATGGCAACGAGTATTATGAAGTATCAGCTTTAAGCCAGGACACTATTTTTAAAGCTGTTAACAATACAAACAGAAACGATGCTCTAGAAGTGCCAAGTAATTTAGAAATAACACCAGCCCCAAGAAGATTTGTGAAAAGATATAATCCCTCAACAAGAGTGACAACCATAAGGTTCGGGTCAGGTGATGCTGATGTATTAGATGATGATATTGTACCTGATCCTAGCGATCTTTCTTTGAGCTTGTATGGAAGAAAATACACACCAAGATTTTCAATTGATCCGAACTCGTTGCTAAAAACACAGACGTTAGGAATCTCTCCAAAAAATACAAGCATCAACATAAGATATCGATACGGAGGAGGTCTGTCACATAACGTAGGTGCCGGATCAA